ATAGAATTTTGCGTGCTAGAGAATCGGCCATTTTCTTGCTAGGGTCGTTCATTGGAGGATAGTCTGCAGGGTAAAACGTTTCGCGGCCATCTTCCCTCCCCCACGGGCAAGGTACACGTTTGGCAAGCGCCCCAATGAAGCCAGCATGGTAAGGGGTCACGGCTTCCCCAAGTCTGTTTTCCCAAATTGCGTTGACCAGTTTTTCTGCGGCCTCAAGTGAATCGCTGCCCTCAAGACAAGTGTGATCAAAGAAAAAAGCAGTATTTCGCGTGCCCGTGAGGCTTTTTAGCCCATCGTGCTCGCAAAGCGAAAGGCAGCGCACTCTGCGAGGGTTTTCCGGTCCATCATAACAAGACTCTATCAGCCTAAAAAAGCGATTCCGAACATCTGCAGCCATTACCATTGTTGGCGCTACAAAAACAATCGGCTGAGCCGTGTAATCCCAGTAATTCTTTGCTATAAGCAGCATTTTTTCGGTTTTGCTCAGTTTGGGCGAATTTGTTGCTGAGGCTTTGTTCATGGCGGGCCGTTGGCTGATTGCCTGTCAATCATAGCACGCTCAATGCAGCGTCAATGCCTTCCGGCTGACAAGTCGCGTAATGCCTTCGGGGTCCACGACAACCACGCGACCGCCAGAAGGCAGCAGCTTGTACGGATATGGCAGCTTCCAGCCGGATTGGCCGTCGTGCTTAACCATCGTGTAGTCGCGTGGGCGTTCCATGGGTCAATCATAGCTCATCCCTGCCGGCAAATGTGCTAGGATGCAACCGGCAACCACAAACCGCAATGATTCTTGCTGATTTCCAGATTCGCGCCCTTTGCGAAGCCGGCATGGTAACTCCATTTGACCCAGAATTGATTAACCCGGCCTCGCTAGACTTACGCTTGGGAGACAATATCTTAATTGAATCTGCGCAAAGTCCAGAGCTTGTGCCAATGTCGATCGAAGGTTACACAGAAGAGGAGCCCTACCTGATGGTGCCAGGACAGTTTTTGCTAGCAGAAACGATGGAGACTTTTAATTTACCCAAAAGCATTACAGGCCAGTTTTTGCTTAAGTCAAGTCGCGCAAGGGGCGCGCTTCAGCATCTTCTTGCTGGTCATTGCGATCCAGGCTGGCACGGCTCAAAGCTGACGCTAGAGCTGAAAAATGTTCGCCAGCTTCACCCGATCAAGCTATGGCCAGGACTAAGGATCGGTCAAATGAAGTTTTCACGCATGGACGCAACGCCGCTTGCTTGCTATGCCGTCACCGGCAGGTACAATGGTGATGCAACCGTTACTGCATCAAAGGGATAGAGTCATGGCAAATCTTGAAGAGACGCTGCAGGAACGCGGCAGCCGCTATGGCAGCTTCGTGCATCATGCTGCGATAACGCAGGAGCTGAAGGCAACCATCAGGCGCTACCTTGGCTCCCCTGAGTCACTGGAGCCAGATCAGCAGGAGGCGCTGGATATGATCTGCCATAAAATTGGGCGAATTGCTTGCGGCGACCCAAATTATGCCGATAGCTGGCACGACATTGCCGGTTACGCCAAGCTAGTAGAGGATCGCCTCAATGGGACAGTTCGCTAATGGGTGGTCGTAACAATAGAACCAAATGCCCCGATCTTAACTGCGGCTCGCTTGATGTAATCGTTGTCGAAACGCGCTACATGGTATGCGGCAGCCGCGTAAGGCGGAGGCGTTGTGAATGCTGCAAGAAGTTGTGGCACACGATACAACCGCCTGAGCGAGAAGTCGAAGGCTGGGGGTTTTCCTGGCCGAGGCGGGGGCCAGTTGCTCGACTGCCGCCGGCAGAATTGACGGAAAATGACAAAATATAGATAATCAGTAGATTCTGTGGTTTGTGATTACGCCAGACTCTCCTTTTGCCAGGTTGAACTTACCTAAGCACAAATACTTGAACGCATCGAATGCGTGATCGACGCCAAGTTTTTTGTTTGGCATTCTAGTGCCTTCAGCGTAACCAAGCGTGCGAAATGACTTTATTAACTCACGGCAGCGTGGGTGGATTTTGGTATGCACTTCTCCGTCAGCAGTGCGCAATGCTGCATTGGCTGCGCGAATGCCATCAGCAGTATTATACGGCACTTCTGGAGCGTACACAGTAATGCCAGCTTTGCGCAGAATTTGGTGATCACTTACACCAACACCTGAAGTCTGCTTGCGTTTGCCGGTTGGATCTGGGCAAGCAACAATGCGACGATTTTCGCCGTATAAATCAATTAGCACTTCAGCCATGTCCCACGTTGTAGCGCCTTTTAAGTTAAGCTCATTAAACACGCGCAGTTCTACAGCTCTACCGTTTACTTTGATAATGTTAGCGCAGATAGCGGTTAGCGGATCGTTATTAAAGTCCATGCCTACATAAAGCGGCAATTCTTCATCGTCTTCAATGGTCGAATCGACGTTAAGCATCGAAAAGCAGGACACGACCAATCCCGTGTTAGACAAAATCTTTGCCTCATATTCACGTTCAAACACTTCGGGCGCAAGTGTTTTTTTCGCTTCTTCGATTTCAGCAATAGGAATGTTGCCGCCTTGCAAAGAAGTGTACTCATAAAGCGTCCACTGCTGCGGGTCGAGTCGATCAAGCCCAGGATCGGCAAGGTCGGCATCTTTAAGTAATAGAATTAGCTCATAGAACCATCCGGCAGTGCCTTCTGGTGATGGCGTGGTAGTGAATAGCGCCCAACCGCCACGGTCCGACAGTGCAGGGCGAATAACAGAACGCCATGTGTATTCTTGCTGAAACGCGCACTCGTCAAGCACAACGCCTGTTAATGCCGGCCCGCGCAATGCGTCTGGGTCTTCCGATCCCTTGAGATAAATAACAGAACCGTTAATTAGGTCAATGCGCAAATTGGATTCGTTTTTCTTTCTTATCCAACGCTCTGGAATGATAGCCTTGTAAGTATCCCACGCGATATCTTTTGCCATTCGATAAGTTGGGGCAACGTAATAGTAGACCCCTTTCCGCTCTGCTGCGCCGCGCAGTAGTTCAACGCCACCAAGTACCGTCTTTCCCCCTCTCCGGCCAGCGAGAACAACACGGAAGCGGCGCCGATCGTTGAAAATCTGCCCCTGCATTGGCCGCAAAGACAGTTGATTCCTGCCGGCCAGGAAATCACCGCTTCGGCGTAATCCTGTTGGGGCGGTTGCTACGGTCACGCCGGCTCGATCTTGCTTGCTGACTGTAGCTCATGCTTTCTGGCGCCGGCAGGCTAGGCTAGGGGCAAACGCATTGCCGCGATGAACACTGCAAGGGCACTAATATCACTTCCAAATTATGTAGACAAAGAAGGTCCATTTTTTATGGACAGTACAGTAGTGCAGATGCGCCAAAAATGGGAGATCATGCGTGCCGTCACTATGGGCACCGAGTATTTACACGCAAACGCTGAAGTTTACTTGCCGCGTGAACCTAGGGAAAATTCGGCAGATGGTAGTTACGACCCGTGGGAGGCTCGCGTTAATTTATCTGTTTTGGCGCCATTTGTTAAACGGCTGATTAGCAATGCTGCCGGCATGGTGCTTCGCAGGCGTATCAGGCTGGAGGGTGGCGACCCATACTGGGAGGAAAAGTTTAGGAAGGATGTTGATGGTGACGGCGCTTCCTTGGATCAGTTTGCTAAAAAACGATTAGAGGTTGCGTTGACTTATGGTATGTCGTCCATAATTGTTGACGCAGAAAGACGGGTTGCAGTATCTGGCGTGGATGAAATTGATCCGCTACGTCCCTATTTTGTGCCGGTTGATCCGTGGCAGTATTTAGGCAGCCGGCGAGAAAGTGACAGCCCCGGCGCAAAGCTAGATATGTTTCGCTATCAAGAGGAACGCAAGGAAAACGATGGCAGGTATGGAGAGAAGTATGTCGCTATCGCTCGCGTCATCGTACCAGGAGCCTACGAAGTAATCAAAGCAAACGAAAGCGCTGGCGAAGTTGGAGAGTTTTTGCTTGACTACATTCCACTTGTAAACATATACACAGAAAAAGAAGGTTATTTGTGTGCTTCTCCGCCGCTGTCTGATGTGGCGCACCTTAACATTGCGCATTACAGGCGGCTGGCCGACTTACTGCATTCGCTGCATATTGCTGCCATCGGCTTGCTAGTGCTTGAGGATTACGATGGCGCGGAAGGTGTTACGGGCCAGAACTACGCCATTAAAATGAACATTGGCTCTAAAGCGTACTGGGTTGAATGTGACGCGGGTTCCTTTACAGCGCAATCAGAATTACTGGATCGCCTGGAAAACGAAATCTCGCATCTTGGCGTTACTAAGCTGCTGGGCCAAAAATTTGTCGCAGAAAGTGCTGATGCAAAACGCATCGACCATCAGCAAGCTAATTGTGTGCTGGCAGTTGCCGCGATGGAGCTTGAGTCAGGCTTGAACGAAGCCTTTAGAATGGCCGCAGAATACAGAGGCATTGAACCGCCTAAGGTTGTAGTCGATAGGGACTTTGACTTCTACCGCTTGCTTGGCCAAGATGTAAGCGTGCTAAGTGATCTGGAGGAAAAGGGACAGATTACGACAGAATTACTGCTTCGCATTTTGTTCCAAGGCGAGTGGATACCGGAAGACGTAGACCTGAAGGATCTTGGCGAAACTGTCAAGAAAATCAAGAAAGCAAAGGAGGACGCAATGATGAAGCAACAGGAAATGCAAAACGCAAATCAGGCCGGCACGCGCCCGCCTGCTAGTGCATAAGCACATTAAAAGGCCCCCAAGTTGCACAATGCGGCAACTTGGGGGCTATTGTGCTAACACTGCGATCAGTGTCCGCGCTCACGTTGAGAGGCTTTGGTCGCCCGAATTTGCTCAGCCGCGATCATTGGCTGCCTAATAACTCTGGTTTCGCATTCGCCATCGAGCGCGACGGTCTTCTCCATGACCAAGCCGCTGATGTTGACGGTTTCAACCATGGGTGCAGCTTCAGCTTCAACCAGTTCGTCGTCCGGTGCAACGGGCGGCGCTGGCGCAGCAGGCGGCTTAGCTGGTGTGGCGGCTGTGGCTTTAGGGTCTGGAGTTGGCATGACTGGTGCTTTTGATCGGCTACACGCTACACTGTAGCGCATCCACCAAGCTCCGATCATGTCGCTAACGTCAGACGAAATCGCCGCACTGCAGGCCAAGGCTGCCGAGGTAGACGAGCTTAAGCAGCGACTTAACGCATTAGATGCCAACAAGGAAACGATCTTAGTCGAAAAGAAAAGGCAAGCTGATCGACTCAAGGAGCTGGAAGATCAAGAGGCGGCTCGCAAGAAAAAAGAGTTGGAAGACCAACAGAGATACCAGGAGCTACTAAAGCAAGCTGAAGACGAAAAAGAGACGCTGCGCAAGGAACGGGACGAGGAAAAGGCAGCAAAAGCCAAAGTGGAGGAGGAGCGCGTTCAGGATCGTTTGCGTGCTGACTTTCTGGCTGTCTTCAATGCTGCCGAAGTTTTCCAGCCTGATCACGTATGGGGTTTGCTGCATTCGCGTGTTGTAGACGATAATGGCAAAACCTTCGCCATTATCAACGGTCAAAAGGGGACCGTTGCCGATCTCGCTGGCTCGCTGCGGAAGGACTCTCAGTATGCTTACCTGTTCAAGCCCAAGGGCGGCAGTGGCGGCATGGGCTCCAGGCCAGCCACGGGCGAGCTTGCCGGCGCCGCCGGCAACCCTTACCTTCCCGGCGGCAGGGTGACAGATCGCATTGCCCTGGAGGCAAGTGATCGTGAATTGGCTGCTAAGCTGAAGGCCGAAGCGAGCGCTGCTGCTCGCAGCCAGGGGTAAGGCAGCGCCAAGCCACTGGCAAAAGCATCGCTGCTGCGCGGTCGTGCTGACCAAACACAAACCTTGCTTTTTATTCAGTGGCTTACCTTGGCAACTTGGGCGGCACCTTTGCTGGTGACGTTACCAGTCTTACGAGACTCGCTACATCTGGCGAGTTTGCTTCTTATTTGCAACAAGAGATTTACGAAAAATCTCTGATGGTCCGATCTGGCATTCTTGCCAGAAGCAGCGAGCTGCTTGTCAACACGACCGGCGTTCGCGTTGAAGCGCCATTCTTCCGCCCGATTGATCCGGTGGAAGAGATTATGACTTCCGGCAACGACTGGGGGCAGTCTGGCGAGGGGCACTTTTCTTTCCAGAAGATCCTAAGCGGTACACAGTACGCCACTATTACTCATCGTGGCTTCGCTTACGCCGTTGACAAATTGAGTCGGCTTGCAAGCGGCGAGGATCCCTTGCTCGCGCTTGGTTCGATGCTTGAGCCTGCTATTAACAAGCTCAAGACGCGCAAGATGATCTCCCAGTTGGAAGGCTTGCTTGGCACTGGCGGACCGCTTAATGCTACCAACAGCCTCAACAAAGCTGTCACCACTGGCGCCACTATCGCCAACTACCTGACTCCCCAGAACGTCATCGAAGCCCGCTACAAACTGGGCGAGCGGCAGGATCAGGTTACTACCATCTTCATGCACTCGCTTGTTCAAGCGTATCTTGAAGAGTTGGGTTTCCTTACTTACGATGCCGACCGCAAGGGCATTAACAAGCGCTTGCTGATTGGCAACGCTTACAACCTCAATGTTGTCGTAGATGACCAGTTGCCGATCATCGGCACCAGCGGCCAGCAGCGGCAATTTGTCACTTACCTTTGCGGTGAAGGCGTTATCTTGGAAGGCGATCAAACTCCGCTTGAGATCGAAACCGATCGCAATGCACCTTCCAAGCAGGACGGAATTATTGTGGATTACCACCACAGTTTCCACGTTCCTGGTACGAGCTGGAGCGCTGCCACTGACAACCCGACAAACGCTGCGCTTGCGACTGGCTCAAACTTTGCGCTTGCTTACACTGAGCCGCGCTTGATTCCGCTTGTGCGCCTGGTTGTCAATTCGCCCTATGGGGGCACGATCTGACCTTTGATGGTATGATCTGACCCGAGCCGTGGGGGCGGCTCCCTCTGGTTGCCTGTCGAGCCTCCAGGATGTGATAGTCCTGGGGGCTTTTTCATGGTCGATCTGGGCTATGCTGGGGCCTGGCCCCGCATCGTCTCTCGATGGCTACCTTCAATACGATCAATTTCGGCAAGACCTTCACCGTCGCCACCCTGCCCTCTTCGCCCGTGCTGGGCATGGAGCGCGTCTTGACCGGGCTTACTTCTCCTACCGTGGGCTCCGCGCCTGTGGCCGGCGGTAGCGCCAGCGCCAAGGTCTGGTACAACGGCACCGCCTGGCGCGTTGTCGCGGTCTGAGGCGCCATGCAGACGCGCTGGTGGCCGTGGCATCGCCTGGCCAATCCCTATCCGTATTCTGCAGTCAGCAGCGAGCCAGCGTGCAACTGCACGCCTCCTGCGCTGATCGTGGTAGCTGATGTAGACACCTACATGGCCGGCACGCTCAAGGCGGATGACTGGGCGGCATTGACTGCAACGCAAAAAGGGCAGGCGCTTAAGTCTGCCCAAGATGCGTTGCGCACTTTGCGGTGGTGTACTGACGAGGCAACGTGCTGCGGTAAAGCGCTGACCGCAAGCTATATCGCTGCGGCATCGGAGCTTGCATTTGTGCTATTCAGTGATAGCACAGCAGTTTTTGGCGCTGCTAATCAACTTCCAGCCCAAGCCGTCAAGCGCGAAAAGTTCGATGTATTTGAGCAGGAATTTTTCGATCCCAGTCTTGTCGCAAAAGTGCTTCCAAGGGACAAGCGCGTTGGCAGTAATTCGCCAACTGTATTGCGCTTGTATCCATGGTTGATTGATTTAATCGGTTGCTGGATTGATCGGCAGAATCAGACCATTATTCCAATGTTCCGAGGGTAAATGGCTGCTCCGCAAGACGTATGGGCAGGGCCACTTGCCGAGAAAATGATAGGCAAGTACAGGTGCCAGTCACTTGTTTACGTCAAGGTAAGTTTTGGCGCTTATGACGAAGTAGCGGGAAACGTGCCTAGCATTGAAACCAGATTTAACGCTGCTGGCGCTGTAATGCGCTCAAAGAAAGCGGAGCGCGATGGCGTGCAGCAGGGGCATGAAGTCGAGGCATGGGTTGATCACAAAACGGTGCCTTGGCCGATTACTTCCAGCGATCGGCTGGAGTACCTTGGCCGCAAGTGGAAGGTAACTGAAGTCGCAAGTTACGGCAGTGGCAGTGACGGTAAGCCTGTCGGGCCAGTTTATCTAACTTCATTAGACGGCAAAGTGATTGCTACGCTTGACGGCAAGCCGTTCATCACGCAAGGCATAGAAGGCGGAATAGAAAAATTTACCATGTACGCTTCCAGGATCACGGCAAGAGCAGAATAATGGCACGACGCAAAAAGCCGGTCAAGAAAGGCAAGGGATTCGGCATTGAAAAAATGGCCGAAGATGTTAGAGACGCTGCAATTAACGCTTTGCGCAATGCCGCAAAGGAAGTTGTCAATGATCTGGCTGCTGCTAGTCCAGACTGGAGCGGAGAATTTAAGGGAAACTGGTTTGTTGAAACTGCGGACGGCAAAAGAGGCCGGCCAGGTGGCGAAGGAGGTAAGTACAGCTTGTTCAATATCCCGCAACTTAAAGCGCAAGGTCGAAATGCTAAAGGCCAGTTTACTGCAGCCAAGCCAATAAGCGCTGGCAGGGTCGAGTTGTTCATTGGCAACTCTTCGCCTTACGCGCAAGAGGCGATGGATCTTATCCCTGGCAAGTTTTTCTATCCAGGCTTTGAACCGCAAGGTAACGTTGTCGCAAGGGGAAGGCGGCAAGATAACATTAGGGGCAAGATTGACCAGGGGCGCGGCAATAATCGCTCCACTGCTCCGTTGGACTGGTACACTACCTACATGGAAGGCGGCGCGTTTACGGCTGCCTTCAACAAGGGCGCCAAGGCTGGCTTTCTTGTTCCCGTCAACCGTCCACGTTTTAACTGAACCTTGCCATGGCAGCTCCACTTCAGCGGATTCGCGGCATCTATGAGCGCATTGTCATTGACAACGCTGCTCCCGTGCCGGTTTACGCCGAAAATCAAACAGCAGTAGACTTTGAAGCATTGGATGAATACTGCTTTGTGCGTGTCAACTTTGGCCTGATACAGGCGCCTGTCATTGGCGCCCAGGCTCAGTGGCACATTCGCGGTTCGGTTATATGCGAAATCTTTACCCGTAAAGGCATTGGCCCTGGCCGAGGGATGCAAATTGCGGCGCCAATCATCGAAGCGCTGTCAGCATTGAATGGCCCTATCCCGCCGGCAGCACAGGAGATCATCGCTCGCGTCGGGCCGGTCACTGGGCCAACCCAGGCGCAACTACAGGACCGCTCGCACCATTTTACTCGCTTCTCGATGCCCCTGGTGGCCCGCCACAAGCCGCGATTGGCTACGGGGGCACGATTGCCCTAGACTGAGCGCTGAAGCCCTATTGCCGGCCACGGGCCGGAATCTCTGATGCCCGTTACCAACTGCGGTCCCGTTTCGGTCCTGACCGGCCAAGATGGCATGATCACGATGAAGCCTCCAGGCACTTTGGCCTGCTTGCTTGACAAGACCGATTTCCCCGCTCCCGTCAGTCCTGCCACGACTTCCGTTCTCTCAATTCCTCCTAATTCCGATTTTCGTGTCAACGACCCTGTAACTTTCACGGAAAAGGGCACCGCTAATCTTGATGCTGCAATTACTGACGGAACAGTTTATTACATCAAAACCCGTCCCACTCCTGGCACTTGCACTATTTCTGCCACTCTTGGCGGCGCTGCGCTTGCGTTTACCGGCAACGGCGGCTCGGGTGGCGCAAACACGCCGGGCGATGGGAACCACATTGAAATGAGCTTTGCCACGGCTTACGCCATGTGCGAAGTGCCGTCTGTTGATCTGACGCTTACCAGGGGCGAAATCGACGTTACGTCTATTCCTTGCAAGCCCGGCTCACTGTTTGGTCCTAAACTTGCTCGATTCCGCAGATTCCAAGCTGGCTTTGCTGACGGTAGCGGCACCTTAACACTGCGGCTTACTGAAGATCGTGCCGCGTTTACGACTCGCCTCATTCAGGGCACGATGTTTAACGATCAACACGGCGCCGTGCTGAATGCGTATTTCCATGCCGTGGCTACTACTGGCAACCCTAACACGGTTGACGATGCGGCTTCGCTGCCTTGCAGTTTTCCTGTTGTCCTGCTTGGCTTCAGTAGCGCAATCAGTCAAGATGATAGCCCAACTGAAGTTTCCGTCAACTATCGAATTAGCGATACTCCTAGCAACTTGATGGGCCTGACCGGCTTCTGATTGCTTGCAAATGATCACACGGCGGGGCTTCGGTCCCGCTTTTTTCATGCGCCGATCCAGTGCTATGATTCCGTCGTTGCACTGAACAACCCTCATGAAGAACGTCAAGGAACTGCTTAAGGCGACACGCCAGCGCCGCAAAGTCGAAATTACGCTAAGCACTGGCGCGGTTTTTGATATGTACTTCATGCCGCTTACTGAAGCGGAAGACGAAAAGATTAGGGAAGCGGTTGCCAGGGACAACGGCACCAATGCCTACGGCTTGCGCGTGCTGATGCTACGCGCTGAGTACGAGGATGGCGAAAAAATGTTTGATCCGGTTGCTGACAAAGGCACAATGCGCCATGAGTATGCCAAGGCAGACTTAACTACCATGATGGAAGCGCTGATCTTTAATGGAGGCGTGCTGGCGGGCCAAGATCCCAAAAGCAATCAAGGAGGCGATCAAGACTGATCCCGCTTTGATGCTTCGGCTTGCATTGTGTAAAGAGCTGGGAATGACACCTTCTCAGCTCAAAAACAATGCAACTCAGGATGACATAATTATGCTCGCTGCATACTTCGAGATCCTGGCCGATCAAATCCCGAAACCAGGGGCTCCACCTGTTCGCTGATCCGAGAGGCGCTAAGGTGGGGTCGCTGGTGCCGGGGCGGGAATGTCTGATTATCAAGGCCGGCTGAAAGTTACGCTGCAAGGACTCGACCAACTTAGACAGCTTGACGATCGCCTTGGGAGTATTGAAGAACGTGCGGAGGGTGTTCGCCAAGCTATTGCTGGCATTGGCGATGCCTTAAAAACAAATCTCAACAGAAAGAATACAGCTTTTCGTGATCTTGTTGATACAAGGGAAGAACGGCTTTCCGCGCAAGGAAGTATCAGGAGCACGGCGCAGAGGCGCAATGCGCAAAGCGGCAGGTTCTTGCAGGGACCAAATGTTAATGCCAGAAGGTTAGCCAAGGCAAGACTTGACACCGCAGAAGCCGAAACAAGAAATGCCCAGCTTGAACTAGGGCAAGCGCTACAGGAGAGACGGGAAATAACCAGGCGCGGCAGGAGGCTCCAGCAGAGGACGCTCCCTTCACTTGTGTTGGGCGGGGATAGGGTTGCGGGAAAAAGGGAAAGAACTTTAAGGGGCGTCACCGAAAGCGCTAGCTCAACCAATCAACAATTAAGACTAGGCGGCTTTGAAGCACAATACGAAAGACGCTTGCAAGCATTTAGGCGCGGCGGCGGGGGCACCAATGCAAAAGAACTTATTGGGAAAGTATTTGAAATAACGCAAGCGTATAATGTCCTAAAGCGCGTCATTTCGGCCACGGGTGACACAAGCGCAAAAGTTACAAGGCGGCAAGCTACCGAGCTAAACGCACTGTCGAGTACGTTAGGTAAATACAATGAAGCGCAACTTGAGGCCAACAGGCTTGCGAGAAGCAGGGTAGAGAGACTGTCCGCGGCAAGGAGGCTGGGCGATAGATTGCGCCCAATGGAAGCCGCAAGCGGCACAGCGCGAGATCCCAAGACTGGCGAGCTTCTTTACCCTGACGTAACTCGCCCTGCCTTCCCCCGCAGGGAGGTTGGCAGGGCGCGGCTACTTGTTAATCGCGCCGCAAGCGCGGCGGAAAGTGGCGACCAGGAACTGTTCAGGCTTGCATCCTTCCAAGCCAAAAAAATAATAGACAGGATGGAGGCTGGCGCAAAAGCTGGGCTCAAAACTGCCAGAACGGCACAAGGCCGTATTGATACCGCCGCAAAAGCAGCAAAAGGTGCAATTAACAAAGGACTCGCAACTGAAGTATCGCTAAATGACAGAACATTTAATGATAGACTGCGTGAATCAAAGGAACGGGCAAAGCGAGAAGCGGATCTGTTCAAGGCAAGCAGCAAAGAAGCCGGGAAAGACTTTGATCAAAGATTACAGAATCGCGTCAAGCAAAAACAACTAGAGCAGCGCACTGCCGTCCGCGACCTAAACGTAAGGTCTAGCTGGCAAAGTGCCCTTTCGGGGTTAGCGGACATTGGCGCTGATCTGCAAAGCGCTCAAAAGGTTAAAGGCTTAAACGTAAAAGCTAGTTGGCAGAAAGCGCTGACCCAAATGGGCGACATTGGCGCTGATCTGCAAAGCGCTCAAAAGGTTAAAGGCTTAAACGTAAAAGCTAGTTGGCAGAAAGCGCTGACCCAAATGGGCGACATTGGCGCTGATCTGGAGCGTGCTTCTAGGCAGCGCTTTAGGGAAAAATCTTTAGCAGAAGAAAAACGTCAAAGGGATCTTGGCATTGGCGCTAATGCTCCTGCCCGTATTGGGGGTCCGGTTAGGCGCACGAGCGCTATTCCGATGGGCGGCGGAATTGACTCGGGCATTATGCCGCGTGCTCTTCCAAGCAGTAAAATGCTGGAAAGCAGAATAGCCAATGCTGGGCAAAGGCAGCCGACGCGCCTTGACGATTTACAAGCGGCTTCGCAAAAGAAAATGGCGAAGGAGGCCGAGCAGGCCGCCGGCTCGCTGGGGCGCTTTGGCGCGGCGCTGGAACGCGAGGAGAAGCGGCGGGCAAGCCTAGGGATCGGCACTCCTGGCGGCGCAGGCGGCTCGACTCGGAGGGGCAACGCAATCCCGATGGGCGGACAGGGCGGGCGGCAGGGCATGTTCAATCAGTACGCTTCTCTTGCCGGTCCCGGCAACCCGATTGGTATTGGAGAGTTTCAGAGAATCCAGAAGGCGCAACGCGAGCAGCAGCGCCAGCAAAGTAATCAAAAAGGTTTCTTCCAAGGCGACCTGCGCAGTGCGATTGGTGATGCGCTGATTGGTGGTGCATTCCCCGCCCTGTTTGGCCAGGGCCTTGGTGCATCGGCTGGCGGTCTTGCTGGCGGCCTTGCTGGCGGCGCAGTCGGAGGCAACTTTGGTTTCGGCCTTTCCCTCGTCGGCACTGCAATAGGCCAAGTCGTTGATACGACCATTGGCAAACTAGGGAGCCTTGGCGATGCGCTAGGCAGCGCGTCAGACTCGATTAAGGGATTGGAGGATGCTGGCTTCCGTGTGCGCGATAGCCAAAAGGTGCAAATTGCTCAGCTAGAAAAAGTTGGTCGTGGCTACGATGCACAAGCGGTAGCGCTCAAGGAAGTTGAATCCAGGCTTGGCCCTGGCTCAGTTGCGCAGATAGAAAAATTAAACGAAGCCCAAAAGCAGCTTTCTGATTCCTGGGCGGCGCTTTCATTGCAACTCGGGGTATCACTGATTCCGGTAGTTGCCGAGGCCGCTAGTCTTATTGCGGACCTGTTCGGCAGATCCCCTGGCGGTTCAGGGTCCGGCGCTGCACCTAAATCCACCAGACCACGTAAGCCATCGGAAGTGCTTGCGGATATTGACGCATCCATAGCGTTAAACCAGACACTCAAGGCCGGAAACAGGGAATACGCCAGCCTTGTGCGCGATGCAGAAGATTGGCGGCGCGACAATGAAGATAAGATTTTTCAAATGCGCCGCCAAGGCGTTGACATTGAAAAACAAAAGTCAGATTTACGCCTTGACGTAGAAAACAAAATCTTTGACATGAGGCAGCAAGCTGCCACCCTAGAAGCAGACAATACACGCGCTCGCGCACAGCTTGCCATCAATTCATTTGGCCTTGGTCTTGACCGGCGAGCTGACGCCATTGGAGGCAGGGCCGGTGACTTTATCGCTCAAGTCAGGGAATACTTGCAAGCGAGGGATCAAGGCGAGTCCGAATTGCAAGCCAAGGAAAAAACAGCAAAGCTGCAAATTGCGGCCAACGAGCGAAGCCTGCAGCAGTACATTTTGCAAGTCTCGGACAAAGTTGCCTCCATTGCGAGAACCGTAGAGGACTACAAGCGTGATCAGGAGAAGTTCAGATTTGAGTCGTCAAGGCGAATAGAAGACTATCGCATCAAGGCGGAAGATTACATCTACAGCCGCGTCAAGGATCGCTATGAGTACGCGATTGGTAGCGAGCAGGAAATACTGCGAATCAAGATGGAGGCCGCTGCTGCGTTGGGGGCGGCATTGCCAGCAGACGCAGGAAGGGTGCTTAGCGGCACCGGGCCAACTGCAGTCGGTATGGCCGGCTTAGCAAATCCACTCGGGGCACAAAGCAGCGGGCGGGCGCCTAACTGGAATCAGGGACTTGGCGCTGGCCGTGGCCACCAAGGGCAGGATATTGGCGTTGACGTTGGCACGACCATCCATGCCATTGAAGATGCGGTTGTCGAAGGAATAATCAAAGGATTCAGCAGGGACGGCAACCCCAGAGCTGGCGATGCGGTCATGCTTCGCTATCTCAGCGGGCAGCTTGGCGTTTACGGCCACATTAAGCCGCTCTCTGGTATCGCCCCCGGTCAGCGTGTCAAAGCCGGCCAGCAAATTGGAACCATATCGGACTGGGGCGACAACAGCCACTTGCACTATGAGCTGTGGAAGCGCAGGCGCGGCGCTGGCGGCGAACTGCTTGACCCAACGGAAAGATTGCGCTCTGCAATGAGCGGCAGGCGTGCCAGGCCACCAATGCCAGCCACTTCTTCCCAGAGAAGGTCAGGGCCGGCAATGCTGCTCCCCGGCGTAACAGGGCCGGCATTGCAGCCGTCTGCGCCCGCTACGACGGACAGCATGTTTGACCGGCGGCAATCCTCTGCCCGCCCCGGTATTGGCGATCAATTTATTTCGCTGCTTAGCAAGCAAGGCGGGTTTGAGGATACCGCTGGGCCTGCAATCGCGCAAAAACGGCTGCCGACTTACGCTCCTGCGCCGCTGGCACCGCCGACCCTGCCGGCATCGCCGCAACTGCCAGCATCGCCAGCGCCGATGGCGATGCCTGACATTAAGCCGCTCGCAACAGAGCTGCGCAAGCAGAACAGCGAGCTACTGCAGAGCGTGCAACTTGCCAACAAATTAGAGCAAGTAGAAAATGGTCGCCTACTACTTCAGTTGTCGAGCACCAGGGAAGTGCGCGATCGACTGGAAGATGCCACCAAGGAACTTGCGCTTGAATCTAAAATTGCCGAACTCGGCAAATCTTTAAGTGACAACGATCAAAGCAGAGCAGTAGAAAGAACTCGCACAGCTTTTGCTGCTGAAGAATTAAATAGGCTTGAGCAGCAAAGCCTGGGTTTTGCTAATGAACTGCTGCAAAAAGGCAAATTACAGAAAGAAGAGTACGATTCTATAACAAGGGGGCTTAGGGAGAGAATTGGCTACGAAAAAGACTTGCTCCAGGTAGCGGAAGACAGGGCCGAAGTCGCACGGCAAGAAGCATTTAACCAAAGGTCCGGGGAGATTGTGCGCGAGACTCGGCTCGTTGGCGCTGGCTTGCGTGCTGGCCGCATCGGGGCGGAAGCGCGTGCTTTTGAGGAGGAGTTGAGACTTTCCGGCGATGTTGGCAAAGCGAATCAAATGGCCGATAATACTAAGCGGCTTGAAGATCAACGACTCGTCTGGGCTAATCTTGAAAAAGATATTGTCAGTGTATCCGATGCAATCTCTGGCGCTTTAACAAATGGCCTGGTTGATATTGTAAGCGGCGCCAGGAGCATCCAGGACGTAGGCCGCGACATGCTCAATAGCATCGCTGGCAGCTTTGCGGACTCCGCGCAACAGCAGCTCGGCAATCTAATGCAACGTCAACTCGGCGGATTGCTTGGCGGCCAGCAAGGGCCACTCGTCAAGATGCTTGGTGCCGGCGCGGAGGCGGCCGGTCCGCAAGCGCTGGGTGCCGCCTCCATGGTGGCCTCTGGCCAGGTTGCAGCATTCGGCATGGCGCTACAGACAGTCGCCGCTCAAATGGCCTTCTCCAGTGCCCTGGGCGGGGGCTCAGCGTTGTCCGGTGCGCTGGGATCGGCGGTTTCCGGCGCCGCGCCAAATTTGTTCGGCAACGCACTGTCAAGCAACATAACCGATATTGCATTCGGCGGCTTTCTTGCTAACGGTGGCACGGCACAAGCCGGCAAAGGTTATGTCGTTGGCGAAAAAGAACCAGAGTTTTTCTTCCCTGGCGTTACCGGCAGGGTAGTGCCGCGCAGTGACATGGAAAAAGCCGCTGCATTAGGCCAGTCTGGCGGGCAGGCTGATCCGCTGGAGCTGGATTACACTGTGACCGAACGGCAAGGCGAGCGCATGGTTACAGAGGAGCAAATGCGCAGAAACAATGCCCTGCTACTTAAGCAAGCGCAAGCCAGAACGCTTGCTTCCATGAGGAACAATAAAGAAGTCCGTGACTTTGTGAACATCTAATGCTTTACGCTACCCACTACATTGAGTTCCTGACTCCTTCCGGCGCTTCATTTCAAGTGCCGCAACGGTATCAGCCTTACTTTATCGGGGAAACAAGAACCTTTAACGGCTTGCAGTATCAGTTTAGCCCGTACAGCATTGCAGGCGATATTTCAACTGATGGCAACGAAAGCGGCGACTTTGAGCTAATCGCGCCTGGCAACATGATTGCAACTGCAAAGTTAGCGCAAGCGTCTGAAGACCTAAACCTTATCAAGATTTCGACCGTCTTGCTTGTCGGCACGCCGCCAGACAACGCAGGCAGTTACCCGACATGGACCGAGCTAAACTTTCTGTCTTCTACTATTTGCGTTTGCGATGCCTATGGCTACACTGACGCAATTCCAGACCAGGAAGACGACGACGACAATTTCCCGATTGTAACGCTTAGGCTTACGAATCCCCTTAATTTTGTCACCGGCACCGCGCCAACCCGTAGACTCACGGCGGCTCAGGTCGGGCCGCTGCCATCTTCCGGGGGAATCACATTTTGACTTTTTGGCGCAAATGGTCCGGCCTGCCCTGGGGACTTGGCGCGGATCCCCGGCAGGGTCGAGCTGCCTGCTGCTTCAGGACCGCTCAGGCGACCCGCGAGGAGCTTGGCCTGCCCTGGCCGGCAGAACTGATGAAAGGCTGGTATGCGGCTGCGCACGGCGGCGCCTGGGACGACCTACGGCGGGACTGGCATGGCCTGACTGAACCGATCGAGCAGCCTGAGGCCGGCGCATTGATCCGTTTCGACCGGGGAGACGACAGCTTTGGAGTTGGCGTGTTACCAGATGAACGTACACTGATCACTGTGCGCCACTACGGGCGCCTAATCGTCGGCCCGCTTGCTGCTTGCAGCAAGATGAATCTTTATCGCCTACGATGATCCCACTTCTTCCCTACGAAAAGCGTCTTGCCGAGATCCTTGGCGTTTCGGAAGAAGTGTATCAACAATGGAAGGCGATTACGCTTAAGGCGTCGATAGAGAAGCCAGCAGAAGGGCCAGTATGCGGTCCGCTTGTGCCGGTACTTGTGAACCTGGCAACTTCCGTTGGCCTTACATTACTGTCGTCCCTGCTATTCCCGCGTCAGCAGCAATCCAGAATTGTTGCCACCAGAAAAACTGGCTCACCAATTACAAGCAACCAGCGGTCATCGCCGCGTTTTGGGTTTGATTCAATCCAGGAACCAGCACGAATCGGGCAGTTCGTGCCAATCGTTATCGCCAAGCGTGAAAACGGTTTAGGTGGTGTGCGCGTAGCGATGCCGCTTGTTTGGTCGCAAATCCTAGCATGGAAAGGCTCGCAAATGGCGAGACTTATATTCCTGGCTGGTTCCGCAAACATGGCAGCCGATGCCTGGGATCCCGCCGGCTGGGCACTTGGCAATAATACGCTTGGCGCTTACACTTACACTGGCGCCGCAATCACCAATTCAGCCAGATACAGTATCTACTATTCGCCAACTGGCGGCAGGATAACCAGCGCCGACCTAGTTGCCGGCAGGCAAGCAGGCAAAGACGTTGGAAACTTTAGCAATTACGGCGGACAAGATGTTTTTGCGGTCAGCATTGGCGGCAATCAGTACAAGCGAGCATTTTGCATGGCTGAAACGCCATCAACCAGCAGAGCATTTGGCCTCTATGGCTGGTGCCCAAACGCGATGATGCGCCGGCCTACCGTAACAATCCAACCTACGATTACAGCCAGAATTAGCAGCAGCGACAAAGTGCGGACCGATGATGATGCGGCTGCGCTTGTCGAGTTACACAAAGGCAAAATTGTTTGGTCAACACGCAGCGGCCTGCGTCAACGCAATGGCGCGAACGTAGTCAGCTCTGACTTTGGCATTATAGAGCAGAGTGTTAGCATCGGTGATTATTTGCTTTACGTTTTACACAGCAGCTCCGATGCTGACACAGTAATTAAAGTAGACCAATCAAACTCACGAATCAATGATGAATTTTCCGCCTTTGAAGAGTCGATGAGCGGCATAGCGTCTTCCGTTGCGGCACTGCAAAACGCTGCTGACTCTGCACTTATCCCCAACGAGCTTTACAGGATCGGAACTTGCTGGGCCATCCTGGAGGAAAGGAACTCTGCAGATCCCAATGAAACGATTTTTGTTAGCGATGCAGAACAAGAGCCGGCGGGAAACGGCAATACTGTGTCGTATGTGTTCAGGGTCGTAAAGGCTGGCACCGCGAACTTTATCGGGCCGGGCTTCTTGAACCCGCCGCCACTTTTGACGCAGACGGGGAACATAATTCTTCCCGGCGAACACTGGCCTGCTGATGACATATCAGCTGCAGGCAACGGCACCGAAGAAAGGTATAAAACGTGTTCAATGGCATCACAGGTTTTCCGCATGGCGGTAGCATCGGTCGGCGCCGTAAGAGCCTTCAAGGTAAGCGAAATACTTATTAAGTCTAGGGTTGGTATAACCGTAAACGGAATGACGGGCTTTAGAGAATCGCCCACAATACAAAACATCAATGCAAAGGCTGGCTGGAATCAGACCGGCAACGACGCCAACGGAGTACTGTCTGTTTCGATCTACACTAGCAGCGGCAGCGAAGTCACGCTCAAGACTCTTAGGTATAGCGCATTCGTGCTGGAGTACAGCGACAGTCGCGGAGCCAGTTGGACGCAGTTTCCCGAAGTGTTTGCTATTGCCGGCATAACAGGAGAAGAGGTTTACAACTATTTGCGCACTAATTTTCCGTCTTACAAAAGGTGGGAACGCAGGCTAGTGCCCATAACAAGCTGGGAAATTCGCAAGGACAGCTTTAACAGGATCGTGGTTCTCGACACAAATAGTAGCGGAGAAGTGAGCACTACGGCGGGAGGGGTCACTGTTACCACGACTGGATACGTCATCAACCCAACAGAAGAAAGCCATCGCAAAATATCGCAACTTGAGCCATCACAAAACATTGGCTATGGCTGGTCTGACTGGGATTACAGTTCGATGTTTGACGGTTACGCAAGATTCGCGGAAGCGTTCCCGTATGACAATGTGCAATCATCGGTCGGCAATGCGCCAGAGCACGAAATTGCGCAAGTCAATTATTATGATGACCTTGACGCCGTTCCCTCCTACGAATCGCTTTGCCCGGTAGGACTGAATATAATGGCTTCGCTGGAAATCAGCAGCCTTGCATCTTTCAGCGGCTTTTGTAACAATGGCTATGAAATGCCAAGGCTGCTAAACAATGACAGCAAGGGAGCAAGCCACCTCTTCCCAGACTGGTTCCGCGAATTGATGACAAGTCCTGGCATTGGCGCTTTGCCTCGCACGCAACTGGCGCAAGTTGATAGACCCAGCTTCCAGGAAGCAGCGCAATGGTGCCAAGACAGAGAGTATTTTTACGATGCAGTAGAAGATGAACCGCTAAACATTCTCGACTGGGCATCAGAAACAGCTTTAGCGCACTTGCTTAAAGTGGTGCGGCTAGGTGGCGTTTATTACCTCAGGAAAGCAATCGAGTTCGATGCGCCACTTGATATTAAAGCTCAGTTCAACAACGGCAATATCGAAGAAGGCTCCTTTAGGCTGAATAGTATCGACTACATGACAAGGCAGCCGTTTATTGTGCAAGTCAAATGGCGCGAGGAATCAACCGGCACAGAAGCTCCATTGTTCGCCCGTGAGCGCGTGGCAATGGTACGGATGGCGAGCACTAGCGTTAATGCGCCAGTCAAAACGCTCGACCTTTCAAAGTGGTGTACGAATTACAGGCAAGCGATTGACGCAGCTTGCTACTACATTCGATTCGTGACAATTCACGATCATCAGATTAGTTTTAAGACAACGCCAGACGTACTAGCGGCTCAGCTCCGCTCTGGCAGTTTTTTTATCATGGATTTTGACGCCATCAGCTATGCTACTTCTTTCCAGGGTTTTATACAAAATGACGGGACTATTGTTTCAACTCGCCCATGGGTTCAGCCATCAGAAGACGGATACTATAAAGCGATAGCTTGGGACATGGAGAGCGACCCGCAAGAACAGGACATTATTGTACTCAACGGCAAAGCGTCTCCCGTAAACTGCTTCTTTGCTATAAGAGATAGTTCACTTAAGCCGCGTGTTTATGAGATAAAAAAAGTAAACATTGACGGCGAAGGAGTTATCACTATTGATGCGTTCCATCATCCCACAGACGCAAATGGCTTCAGCTTGCTTGGCGTGAACTGGACGACGTATCAGACTGACGTAAATTGGGTGATTGAGCTGTGAACATCATTAACGCACTGCCAGGAATCGCGCCAACGGCGAGAACGTTTACGATGGGAACCTGGCCGCAAAAACGCGTAAAGATGCGCAATGGGCGCACAGCTCACTGGGGGCTTTGCAATAAGCCGTCGGGCGACAAGATGCAACTCGCCTGGGAGAATATCACCTACGCGCAAGCTGAGCAGCTTTGCAGAGTCTGGGACGATAATTATGGAATTTATGGCTCGCTTTCCCAGGCGCCGTCGATACCACTGACTGAAGAAATTCTGGCCGGCACCAGTGGAGAGCTGAAGACCTTGCTTGCGCTGCCGTTTCCTGGCTCAAGTTGGCACTTTGCGGCGTCTCCACGGGTTAAGGCTGTCAAGGCGGGGCGATGCACTGTTGAAATGCCAATCAAGCTAAGGGCGCAAGCATTCTACTCAGGGTTTCGATTTTTATATGATTTTCTTGTCAACGGCTCCAGTCTTCCCACGTACAGCAAAAACAGTAACGCTGAATTTACGTCAGTCTTCAATGATGCCGCAGACAATTTGCCGCCAGGTTCAGCGGTAACAACAAGACTTGCCGAACCAGAGCCGGATTGGCCAGCAGGCGGAAAGATTATAGTTAAGTACAGGATCTTTGGTGGGGGCTTTGCGACAACGCCGTATATTGGCGGAGCGGTCATAACCAGCAGCGACGAGGATCAGATATTCACCCGCGAATTATCCCTGGTATCCGGTAGGTTTCCCTTACATACGATAACGGTAGGCGGCGTAGCGGAAAATTTTACAGTTGGCAGCCAGCCCGCTCTGCATTGGACAAGAGCATCAATCGAAATCGAAGGCAACGATCCTATTGGCGGCGGATACGGGGGCTACATGCCTGCCGATTGGATACTGCTGGAAGGGCCGACAATCTCAAGGATCACCATACTTTCAGTTGAAGCCAAACCTCTGCCCGCCAATCCGCCCGTGCCTCCTTTGGGCGGAGCGCAAAAGCTCACACTGCCTGCATACACTCCAAGCGACTGGGAGCTTACCCTACCTGGCTACCCTGTAATTACGTCTAGCTTTCGGTCCGCGTCGTATCCAGACATTCTTGGCTCGCTGCCTAGCGGATCTAAGTGGAGACTAACCTATAAAAACATGACCAACGCAGAAGCGCTCGCGCTTTTGCTGCCATGGAAAGGCACTGGTTGCGGTATCTGGCCGCTTGCCTCCTTGCCGGCGGAAGTGGCGGGAGGCGTGGACGATGAAGACTTCAGGAAAAGGCTTATAGGTACAACGTGGGCAATCGAGAGTGAGCCGGTCATGCAATCAGTAAAGAATGGTCGTTTCACTGTTGCAATTAACCTGATCCACGAATTGACGCTTGAATCAGTCTACGGTCCTCGCAGTGCGGCGGCAGATATAAGCCTAATCCCCGTGCCTCTCAATACGTCCAACGTAATGTCGATTATTGCACTGGCAACCTTGCCGCTACCATCCCTGGAAAACGCTGATGCCGTGCTCGATCTGGGGCTTGAGTCAGGGTTGACCCCCGTGGCCTAGTTGCAGGCTACAATCCACAAATGCTGACGCTTCGCCCGCGACCATGCCCGTCACCAAGCAAACATACACAATAAACTCAGGCTTCACAAGAACCGAAGTAGCCACAGCCTTGCGATCTGCGCTAATTGATGCCGGCTTAATGACAGAATGGTACGATAGCTTCACTTCAAATACGGATAGGCTGTGCCGCGTCCTGAGAATTGAGCATGATTCGACCAAGACGTTTGGCACTTGTTTTTACTATTTCACTATTAGCGATGCCGGCATTGGTGTTGCGCTTGCCACAAATGGCTGGAGCGGAAATGTCCCAACCGGCGCCCAGTATCTTGACTGGCATACCTTGCCGGCAAGTTCCCATTGGCTGTTTAGCGGCACAAACATTTTTAGCTATTCTACAACTTCCGGCCTCGTGCTGAATCGCTTTACCTCTCAGCTCGACTCAAAGCAAAGCTGGTTTGTGTTTAGCCAAACAGTTAGTGGTACCACGACAAGATCAAAGCCGTTTTCTTTCTTGCACAAAAACACTGCGCTTCATTCGTGGCTTGACTTAAGTAAAGGTTGCATTAGCGGCTTTACCACTGTTAGCGCTAACAGCAATAACCACGTTGGTCGAATTAACTTTAGCGTTGAAGAGAATCTGCGGCGCTGCCTAAGCATTGGCTCGGCATTGCGGGGAACCAGTAGTCCCGGTTTTCATAGCGCTGGAATTAACACGAATTGCTATTATGGCGTAGGAATGGCGCCCGATGATGGACCCTATTCCAACATTCCAAGCGAAGGTCGCGGTAACGGAGCATCGGGTACGCCGCTTCCGATTGGGCGGAACGCCGCCAACCCGGCATATTCCACGGACTACACTCCGATCTGCTCTAACCTGCCTTGGAATCTTTGGACCCCAACACGCTTGGCAAATGATTTTGGTATTTACGTGCAATACAACACTGCCGCTCCTGATGTAAACCCAATTTCGCTTGGCACTAAAATTATTGTGCAAACTACCGTCAACGAATGGGAGACGCTTCAGTTCGCAAATAGCGGCGTTCTAATTACAGGCGCTACTCCCATATTCCTTGCGAGGGTTATTTAACCGTGTCCGTCCTTGTCGGCTCCAACGGAGCAGCGCAAATTGATCTTGGCGGCGGCATAAAGTATGTCGCCAACATATTTTCATGGACCGCAAGCATGAAGCGTGACATGCTGTCTCGTACAACGCAAGCAGACGAAGCCGAAAGGCGTACCGGCGGCCTAGCTGATTGGACTGGCGACTTTAGCTTTAAGCTACAATTCTCCGACGATACAGCCACTGCGCAAAGCGCATGGCAAATGCTTAATTTTGCATATAGCAACACAGACGATGACTTGAAGGCTGAACTTCGACTTATCCTGCAATCGTACAGGCTGCCTCCTGACTACGATGTTTTCAGGACAACTGTTTCAGGCATTATCCAATTAGCTGGCACAATCGTTATCGGTGATGTAAGCCTAGATTGCACTGATCCCGAGCAACCGATTATCGCTAAAGCCTTCTGGGGCGGTGATGGAGCGCTGGCCCTGCAGCGTGCTTGATCCTTGACGGCGGCCGGCAATCGGCCCTATGGTATGCGGGCACGGTCAGGCTTACGAGTGTTCGGCGGACAGCAGGAGCGAATTGGCAAGTTAGAGAGCGGCCTGGTTCGGCTTGAGGTGACCGTCCAGCAACTTGCCGGCGTAGTGTCAAGCGAGCATACGACAAATCAAGAAATACGGAAGCAGGACAGAGAAGAATTGAAAGAGCATGTTAATAGAATGGACAAGTCGGTTACCGTTTTGACAGAAGAGATAAAGAAAATTGCCGAACGAACAAGCGCAGTTGACAACAGCGTATTGGCCAGGCAGTCGCAAGCGAGCGGTGCCGTTGATGCGGCAAAATGGATCGCCGGAACACTGGCCACTGTACTGGGACTGGTGCTTACCTATCAAGCTGGTCAACGTGGCACTCATTATGAGCCAGAGCCGCCAGCGCCACAATATAGCGAAAGAGCAAAATGACACAATCTACCACGATCTCAGGACGGCCGAATGCAACGTTGCCGCTTAGCGGCACTGAGCGCATCCCGATGGATCAGGAGGGCGCAATCGTATCGGCTGGAGCATTTGTCTTTGGTCAGCCGTACAAAATCGCCAGCATTGGAACTACAGATTTTACGTTAATTGGTGCTACCGCAAATACGATCGGCCTAATCTTTGTGGCGATTGGCGTAGGCGCGGGAACCGGCACTGCCGCCACAATGACGACCGTAGATGCAACTATTCAAGACATTGCTAATTTTGGCGGCGGTGGCGGTGGCGGCACCAGCGCTTATGTTCACCAGCAACCTGTGCCGGCCGGAACCTGGACGATCAATCACAACCTAGGCTTTCGACCTAGCGTTGAACTGCTCGATTCCGGCGGCCAGGAGATTGACGGCGAGGTGTCACACCCTACTGTCAACCAAACAGTGGTAGCCTTGAGCCCAGCCACTGCGGGCCTTGCCCGATTGATCTAACCCACCACCGAGGACTTTCATGGCCCGCAAGTTTTTCACTGACATCGACATGCAGTCGGTGTCGAAGATCGTCAATCTTCCTGCCGGCACGGCTGCTGGTGATGCTGTCAATCTTTCGCAGCTCAATGCAGCAATCGAAGGGCTTGCTACGAAAGACAACGTTCGTGTCAAAAGCACAGGAAACGTAAACATAGCGGCTCCTGGTGCTGCATTGAATGGCGTAACGTTTGCGTCTCAAGATCGAGTGCTGCTGGGAGATCAAACGCTTGCCACTGAAAACGGCATTTACGTTTGGAATGGTGCGGCCACCCCAATGACGCGGGCGCTTGATGCCAATACCTTTGATGAGCTTGAGTCGGCGGTTGTTAGTATTGACGAAGGCACTACTAACGCGCAAACTACCTGGAGGCAAACGGCGGTTAATGGCACCATTGGCGTTACCGCAATTACGTGGATTCCATTCGGCACCAGTGCGCCAAGTGCAAGCGAAACTACCGCCGGCATCGCTGAAATTGCGACGCAAGCCGAAGCTGACGCGGGAACGGACGACAGCCGCATTATTACTGCACTCAAGCTGAAGAACTACTCAGGACTAATTAAAAAAGTATCTGGCAACATTGGCGACGGCAGCGCTGCCACTTACACGGTAACGCACAACCTCAATACCCGCGATGTAATCGTGCGCGTTTTTCCGAATAGCGGTGAATACGACGATGTGGAAGTCGATGTGCAGCGCACTTCTGTTAATGCTATCACGCTGGTATTTGCTTCAGTAATTACAAGCAATGCCTATCGCGTTGTAGTGATCGGCTGATGACACGAAAGTTCCTGGCACCAATCGAGCTTGCCCAGCAGCTCCTTACGGGGCTTGGGGCGACAATGAACACGAGTCGCATCCTGCTTCGCACCACAGCAGGAGTTGGCAGCGTGGAAGAAGGAACAGTTAGCGGAGGCTTAGTGCTCAAGGATGGCAAATTAGTGCCAGGCGAGATCGTCAAGTTAAGAGGTTCAAATATAGGCGAAACTGGAATTGCGACTGGTAACCAAAAAGACGAAGTTCGACTAGATCGAGCCTTTACTGTGCTGGGCGTTTGGTGGAACTGCGCGCCTACTGCAATGGCTACCGCAAGCGCAAGCGATGCGCGGCCATATATCCGCACAGGCGCTGGCACTACGTCTGTCGGCACCAAGACGAACATCCTCGCCACTGCCGGCAACACAGTATCTCTTGCGCCAGCGGTTCATACTGTGAACGCAACGGCCAGTATCAATGGGGGCACAATCTCTGGATCTCCTGGAGATTTCCTGGGCTTTGACTATACGTCACACGGCACAGGATCGTCCGGCCACACTTTGACCTTCATTCTGGAGTATCCTTGATCATGGAAATCCTCACCAATCCAACTACCGGCGTCGAGTTCGACAATCTTACCGGGGACAGCATCAAAAGGTTTGTAGCCGCAGAGTCTAATGGCGTCGTGCGCGACACAAGAGGAGAAAAGTGGCCGGCTGGCGATGGCTTCGTGCATAAACAGCCTTACGAGTATTTTGAAATAGTGCCATTTGCTGGCGTAGAGTATGACGCCCAGAAGTTCTACGTCAGAACCGAGCAAGTCCTGGAGCGGTTTGTCCCAAATCCTCCAACGGGGCACCCCCAGGGGATTTTCAAAACAGTGCAGACGCTTCACCTGCTGCCGAAAGCGGACCTAAAAGCTAACGCTCTCCAGTATTTCAATCAAGCGCAAGCAAAGGTGTATCCACAAGATCCAACATACGAAAAAATGCTAGCCCACGCAGAGAGAATGCTCGCCTCTCCTGGAGCAGGGGATCCAGCGATTGGAAGCGTAGAGCTTTTTGTTGCGATTGTTGAAAAAGAGGGCCGAATACAGGCGGCGTTGTGGCACAATAGAGAGAGGCTGGAAGAGTTAAATCAAGAAATCAATGAACTGCGGATCGACGAAAACGGCGACCTTGAGCTAGACGCAAACGGGCAGGTTATTACTTCGCCCAACCATATCGACTTTGCCAGGATGTGGGCAACGGACGCAAGTGGCTGGGTTGATGGTGTCGAGTAATGGACGGAGACTCCCGCCGCCATGGCAGCCTGCTACGTTTAACCGACCAAACAAAAGGAGGTTTCCTGTGATTGGCCCGTATCGAAAAAGGCCAGATAGCGTGCCATGGACTCTCGCGAACACGGCCACTGAGTTGCTGCTGCTGCCGAACGAGGCGAGCACTATCACGATCGCATCTAGCGCTGTAGCTCAGATACGAGACTTCAAGAACAACGGCCGGGCATTTGACGGCGCCGCCGGGAGTCGGCCAACAATCACACCGAATGCGCTAAATGGTAAAGCGAGCCTTACTTTTAGCGGCACGCAATGGCTTACCTTTGCGGGTCTGGCATCAGTATTTAATATGCTCCACACAGCAGCCGGAGCCGGTTCAACGGTGGTTGCCGTGTGGAGAGCTGGAACCAACAGCAACCCCAACGCTTTTCACGGCTTGTTAGGGAACAGTGCCTTTGGAACACTAAACCATGGCTTCGCCCTGGGTTTTGACGACAGGCTGAGCGCTAACAAAAACAACTCGGCACTTGCCCAAATTGTTCGCGGTGTTTCCAACCAGCCTACAGCGCAAAACGCATCAGCGGATAATGCGCACCCAGTAAATACACCTGTAATAATTGTGCATACATCCAACCCTGCTGCATTTCTTCCAGCGGATAGATCAATACTCCGCATCAACGGTACAGAAATCAAAAATAATACCTTCACAAATGCCGCCTCTGCGGCAAACGCTACGCATCCGTTGCAAATAGGGGCAACTGGCGGCAATGCATTCCCGCTGGTCGGGGAGGTATTCATGCTTAGCATTTTGCCGCCTGGCACTACCCAGGACACTATTCTGCTGGCAGAGGGCTACGCCGCCGGCCCGGTGGCGGGATGGGATCTACAGGACAGGCTGGTTGCAGGCCACCCCTACAAGTCAGCCGCCCCAACAGTCTGACCCGCCACCATCCCCCTTGACCCAGCCATGACACAAGCCAACTCCAAAATTAACACTGACGTAAAAGCAATCATCGGACTTATCAGTGCGGCGGCAGTGCTAGTTGCGCTCGCTGTCTCAGGGCGCCAGTACATCAGCGAGTGTCGAGCTGCCGGCGGAGAAGTTGACCAGTGCTGGGACAAGGGGCTCGCAATCGCAGGCATGGGAGCCGGTGGCCCGCTAAGCGCTGGCGTAGTGCTAGGCTACATTGTCGGCACCGCCGGCAAAGAAAAAGAGAAAGCAGATAAATACAAAGAAGGCTACTGGACGCTAAACCCCGATCTCCGCGACGACAACCAGCCATGACACGATCCATTCGATCATTTGTCGAGCACACCAACTTCGATCTGCCGCATCATGCTGCATTCTGGAATGCAGTTGAACGCGCACTGCCTGCCGGCAGTCTGGATACTGATGGCAGGCTGGGAAGCATTTGGAACAATGCCGTACCAGTCAAACAGCCACCGCTCACGCCAGCGCAACATAGTGAATGGGTAACAAAAATTAAAGCGCTAAACCTTAGCCAGCCTGATGCTTATACATGCCAAGCCACTTGCATTGGCATGGCAGTAGGCGATTCAGACGTAATGAAAATCAGGCGCAACCTGTTGGCGCAAGGTGAAGCGGGTAGTCCTGCCGTAATGAGTAGCGTGATTCGCGCTTACGGGAGACCGTATAAATATGAAGGCAACGCAAGCCTGGCGCAAGTTTACGAATGGCTAAAAGCTGGCGAGTTCTTGATTACTCACGGCTGGTTCACTGGCAGCGGCCACGTTATTTGTCTCGATGGCTTAAAGGCTAGGGCTACAAGTAATCGCCATGACCTAAACGTGAAAGATCCGTGGTCAGAGTTTAATGCAGTCAAATGGTTCTACGACAAAGCGAGCAAGTTTTACGATGGTTTCTACAGCGATCGGCTAATTTACGCTACTTGCGTTGCTGGTGCCGGCAGTCTCAATGCTAAGCGGATCTACGATTCCGGCATTGTCGATACAGCCAAAGGCGGAATGTGGGTACATCGTTTTCTTGTGTGAAAACACACCAACGCACAAAGCAAAAAAGCGCGTGTATTGCTACACGCGCTCTTTTTTATGCTGATAGAGGCACCTTGATCAGGCGCCTCCATCAATGCCAGCTCAGGCGGCCTGAGCCCCGTCCAAAAGAGGCGTGCCAGGCTGCTCGACAGGCTCGCTCTTGCGTGGCCTGACGGGCTCCACGACGCCAGTAGGCGTAAGAAGAATGCAGCCACCCTCGGGATAGCTGACATCAAACACCTCGCCCACTTTGGCGCCAATCTTGCGGGTCGCCAGTTGCGATACCAACAAGATGCCTTGACCGCTAACGCGAGCCTTGGTTTCGCCGGCATGGGAACGACCGGGACCAGTAGGACCGCCGCCAGTTTCAATTCCCTGCGCCTCCAAAAGCGCTTTGTTGAATTGCGCGACCATCACTCGCTCCTGCCCGGTTTTAGTGACGGTCTGGTAACCGGCGTCGAAAGCAATCTCAGTGTGACTGCGACCGGCTGCCTTTTGCTCGTTATGGAAGGCGAGCAGTTCAGCGCCAACAAGTCGAGCAACAGGCTCGACGGGCCCAGTGGCAGCTTCAGCGGGCTCGGCGGCTTCAGTGATAGATGCGCCATCGGCCATCAGATCGCCAAAGTCCTCCAGCCCCTCTTCAGGGTCTTGGGTTTCGATGGGCTCCTCAAGGACAGGTTCGGGAGCAGCGGTTTTGGTTTTGGTGGGCATTGGGATGAATGCGATACCTGAAAAGCATACCACGCAATCAGGCACGCATCAACGGAAAAAGCGCGTTAAGCGCAGATCGGAAGACAGCATGGCCACCAGCCATCACCGATCGTTGGTGATGCAGTAACAGGCCGCCAGCGAACTGGAGCCATCCCTGGTCAAGATCAGGCCGGTTCCAGGTATGCTCCTTGACACCATCGACCGATAGCATAAAATTGATACCACGCTCTACGCGCAAGCCATGAATTGCTTCAACGCCGAAAGCGTAACTGCCTTGTTGCATTTGCCAGCCATCACGCACGCGAGCAGTTACCTCCTTGACCTTGCCAGCGTTGTAGTCAGCATTAGCAAGATGCGCACAAATGCCACGCAGGATTTCGTCGTCTGGAGCGTAATCGGAAAGTCGCTGATAGCGTTCGGTGTAGTGCTCGGCTTGATTGCTTTTCCAGTCGCACATAGTCACAATGCCGTCAACTTCAGCAACAAGATCAGGCGTCAAGCCATAGCAGCCGCCAGGGTGGATCATCGGTTCTTCGATAACATAGACCTTCCCGATACGGGGAAGGACGCTTTTGAGCCATAGCTTATGTATCGCGGCGGCTTCTACGTCTTTAGGGCATTCCGGCGCTACTTCTTTCTGCTCAAAAGAGCCAAGCGATAAGCCGGCCATGCCATGAAACCTTGTGCCAACATCAGCGCGAATATCTCTTACGCGCTCCATAAAATACTCAGCGCCAGATTCGCTAAGCCCTTTGCGCAGCAGTGATTGACGCCATCGCGTCTTGTCAAAATCCTTGCCGCCGGCCAATGCGATAATGCGCGAAGACGACGGTACTTCGATATACGGTTCACCCGTATAAAAATACTTGTGGTCTTCTTCCCTAAAAAAAACTCCCGGCTGAGCCGGGAGTAAGCGAAGTTCAAACATCAGAAGTTTTGTGGGAGAACGGGAGCAAGGCCAGTAGGCGCGTACTGCGGCTGTGGCGGGCCGGCGGGCGGCTGGCCATGGATCGCGCCAGGCATCGGCTGAACCGGCGCTGGAGGAGCGACAGGCTGCTGTGGCGCGGCGAAACCAGCGGGCACCGGCACATGGGCAGGCCAGCCATCGGGCGCCTGCTGTGGCTGCATCGGCTGCGGGCTCCCGTACTGCGGCTGAGAGCCGTAGAGCTGGCCGGGGGCCGGCTGTGGCTGAGCAGGAGCGGGCTGGGGCTGTGGTTGTGGCTGCTGGGGCCACTGAGGCTGCTGCTGTGGCTGAGGCTGAACCTGTTGCGGTACCTGCGCCTGCTGGTACTGTTGCGCAGCCTGCTGGCGTGCAGCAGCGCTGTGCTGGGTTTCGCCCAAAGTAGAAAGCTGACCCGAAAGGATCGGCTTTTTATCGCCAGGCGTTACCTGTTGCGCGTAAAGCGCAATGTCCAGCTTAATGCAAGGCTGACCGCCGCGATCCTGCGTGTACTGGCCGGCATTAAATGCAGCCAGCAGCTCCTGGACTAAAGCATAAGAAAGCTCCAAGTTGCCTTTGTAGTCAGGCTGGTTAGCGGCATTCTTGCGATCATTGACCCATAGCGCCGTTCGGTTTGGGCGGTACTGCGCCTGTTGCTGGGGTTGGGAAAAGGTCATTGAAGGACGGGGAGAGGTTGGACAGGATTAACTGGCATCGCCGCCATTGGCGGCTGAGAATGTTGCGGCAGCCAGTTCTGAGGCGGCGCCTGCACTTGCTGACCAGGAGCAGGCCAGGATTGCACGCCACCAGGCAAGCCTGGAAGCTGCGCTGCGGCAGGAGCGGGAGCGTTGTAGCCGCCGCTATCGCCATCATCGTCATCCTCAGGGCAAACGGCAAGCAACGCAAACAGATTGTAACGTGTGCCGTAAGTAAACGACCCGCCAATTTTGTGGAGGGTCGAAATGTCGCTGACCGGAAAATCAGAGTACATT